TGAATTGCTGCAGGACAGAGCAAAAGTACAAGCTCAAATATTCGGTGCAAACAATTCGGTATTTCAGTTTGAACAAGAAGATATATACTTACCGCCTCCTCCTGCAAAAAAAGGCACGTCCTTATGGAAAGCCTGGGCAATGGAGTGTTTCTTAGAATGTATACGATATGGTTTAAATTATTCTGATGCTTGTAAGAAAATTGGTGTAACACGTAAGTGGTGGGAGGAAAATTCTAATCGTCACCCTGAATGGGCAGCTGAAGCAAAATCTATTAGATCTGGAGAACATGTTAAAGACAGTAGTCCTGATTTATCTGATGTAAGTTTTGCAGAATTCTGTAAATTATATTTTGGCGTAGAGTTTGCTGAACATCAAATAAAGATACAGGATTCTTTAGCGGACCCTATGGGGAGATTAGTTTTAGTATTAGGACACCCAGAGTCTGGTAAGTCAACATTATCATCTCTTTGGTACCCCATATATCGTATGTGTAAAAATCCTGACATCAGAATAGCTTTAGTTACTAAATCAGGTGATAAAGCACAAGATTTACTTAATCGTATTAAAAGATACTTAACAGACCCCAATCTATACAATGATTGTGAAAGAAACCTAATAAAAGACTTTAATGGGTTTAAACCTCAACGTGCTGACGGATTTGGCTGGTCAAGAGACCAGATAACTATTAGACAGAGAGAATCTGGAGAAAGAGACCCTACTATACAAGCTTTGTCTGTTGGTAAACAGATATACGGAGCTAGGTTAGATTTATTGATATTAGATGACGCATTAACATTAGAAAATCAGCAAACAGATATACGTAGAGCAAGAATAGATGAATGGTTTACCCAGGAAGCTCGTTCTAGAGCACAAAGAGGTCAAACATTAGTTAACGGAACTAGGGTTCACCCACTAGATAATTATGGACAATGGAAAGATAGCTGGGCTGACCATAAAATATTTAGATATGTAAAGATACCAGCAATGCTAGATGAGCATACAGATAATGAAAGACCTAGTTGGCCTGAGTATTGGAACTTAGACGGAGTAGAAGAGTTTGATGAAGCTACTGGAACAGAAGTATTTAGACCTGGACTGAGAGATATACGTTCAGAAATTGTAGCTAGAGACCCTATGAGGTGGAAACTTGTGTATCAACAAGAAGATGTTCAGCAAGTTGAATCAATATTTAGACAAGAAATGTTAGATAAAGCATTTGAATTAGGAGGTAGTAGAAGCATAGGTCAAGTAATGCCTGATGAAATTTTAATATTAGGAGTAGATCCCGCTACTACAGGTAGAGCAGCAAGTGTATTGCTAGCTTATAATCCTGAAACTGAAGTTAGAACAGTAGTTGATTTGTATGTAGGGCATAGATTAGGTGCTACAGGAATACGAAATAAACTGTTATATCAATTTTGGGAAGAGTATAACGACCATAGAGTGGCGTTTACAGTTATAGAAACAAACTTTGCTCCTACTATTTTAGGAGATGATACTTTGAAAGCTCATGCTGAATGGGCTGGTACAAGATTAATTGACCATAGAACTACTGGTCAGGGTAAAAGGAGAGGCAACAAGTGGGATAATGAATTTGGTATTGGTTCCATGGCATCATTATTTCATAGTGGTCTTGTCGCTTTTCCTTCAGCGACTACAGAAGATAGAGCTAAATTAGCACCATTGGTAGATGATATGCTAGTATTTCCTTGGTCGAAAGTACAAGATGCTTTGATCGGTTTCTGGGTGGCTAATGGAGAGTGTCAAGGACATAGTGTGTTTCAAACAGATATGAATAAAGTTGCAGCACGGAGAAATATTCCACCTATAATACAGGAAAGAATGTTTTTAAGGAATAGGTAATGACTCAATTTTATGATCAAGGTTCAAGTGTAGATTACTCAGGTACTGGTACTGCATATAGACCTAATAGTTCTTTATACCAAAGAAGAGATTTATTAATAGAAACTCACTCTGCTTGGAAAGAACGCATTAGTGAGATCACATCAATTGTGAATGGAGACTGGCATATGATATGGTCTAACTTAACCTCGACTGCTGAAGCTCCTTCTGTAGCAAATATTATAGAATTAGGAATACATCATTGGTCTTCACTAGGAGGTGCAGTGTTACCAGGAGTAAGAGTACCTGTACCAGTTAATCAAAATATAAAAGGTGGAGAAAGAGCTGCTAGAAAAAGAGAACGAAGAGTTAAAGAACTGTGGAATAAATCAAATATTAATGAACTTATGGCTCAATGGTGGGGAGACTATGCTGGAACAGGTTGTGCCTATGCAGGAATCTGGGCAGACTTTGCTGAAAAGCCTGAAGATAGACACCCTTATTTTCATAGAATAGACCCACGTTATGTTTATCCAATTAAAGATACTAAAGGTAATATTGTAGAAGCTTTAGTAGCACGTAGAGTATCAAGAGATGTGTTAGTAAAACAATATCCTGTAGCTAAAGGAGTTATAGACCCAGCTAGCGATACTGTAGAAGAATGGTTTTGGTATTTCCCAGATAAAATTATGCACATTGTTGCAGATATTTCTCCTAAAGGTAGAAAAAATAATACTGCAGTAGTCCTAACAGAGGAACCTAATTTATGTGGAATGGTACCTATTGTTGAAGTAGGAGTTCCTACCTTTGATGGAGAACGTAGAGGTATTTTTGACCAGACACGTCACATCTTAAGAACTATGCACCGACTTATGACTTTAACAATTACTTCATCTGAGGAAGAAGTTTACCCACCAGTGTTTGAATATGATGTTATGAATCCAGATGACTTTGGTCCTGGTGCAGTTATCCACGGAAGAAGTCCTGAAGCACGTATGGAACGTATGTCTTCTAGATCTCATTTTGATGCTAAAGATTTAATTGCTAGATTAGCTAACGAAGCTAGAACTCAGGCTTCATTTCCTGGGCAACTTTCTGGAGACCCTGGAGCAAGCGTTGTTTCTGCAAAAGGTATACAAGCTTCTATGGGACAAATCGATGCAAGACTTGCTTTAGCTCATAAACAATTTGAGAAATTTTTAGAAAAAGCAACTCACGCTCTTTTGTCTTTTGATGAGCATTACTGTGACGGTGAAAAAATGTTACACGGTGATAATTATGATAAGAAAAAAGCAGAAATCTTTATACCTTCAAGAGATATAAATGGTCATTACGAAGTAAATGTTAGATATGGAATAGGTGCTGGAACAGACCCCTCTCAGAGAGAAATGAGATTGTCTATGAATTTACAACAAGGTATGATTTCTAGAGAAACTGCTAGAGATGAAATGGATTTCTTAGATGATCCAGCTAAAGAGGAAATAAGAATTGTTAGACAAAAAGCAGTTGATTCTTTTATGAATGGAATATATCAAAAAGCTGAACAAGGAGATATACAAGCTGCTGCTTTATTAATAGACGGATTAAAAAAAGAAGATACGGATATTAATGAATTAGTACAAAAAGTTATAAAAGAATTACAACAACCTGAAGTACCTGAAATGCCTGACGGCGGTATGCCTGGTGGACCTCCTGGTTTAGGTGGACCTCCTGGTTTAGGTGGTTTGCTTGGTGGAATGGGTGGGCCTCCTGCTCCTCCTCCTCAAGACTTACCTCCTTTAGGTGCTCTTGGAATAACTCCTGGAGGATAATGGATAATACTATGCAAGAATTTGTTGATATAGTGACATCGTCACTTAGAGATGTTCATATCAACACAAATAAAGTTATTAGAGAAAATAGTTCAGAAGTTATTAACGCTGAAATAGAACCTATTGTTTTACCTTATGGAGCTATTTATTTTACTTTTAAAATAGTAATAGATGATGGAGAGGAGTTTTTTTATGGCCCAGATTACTGATATGGGTGGTCAAGATTATGGCAACAAAATTAAAATGGAGAAAGATGCTGCAAATGCTGGTGTGAGTTTAGGACTCCAACCAACTGATGAACCACAACCTGCTCCACAACCTAGAAGTTTACCAAATACTGGTTCTGAACCTAATTTAAATCTTGGACCTGCTTCAGATTTTATATTGAATGGACCAGATAAAGGAAACAATCCATTAGACGGATTAGGTTTTAATGCTGGCATACCATTAAGTGAAGAAGGTTTAAATTATAAAACTGAAATTAATAAAGCGGTAGATTTGATGAATAATAGCAGTATACCTATGGTTAGAAAATCTGCTGCAGAATTTATTAAACAAGCTGCATACTCAAGGACTATTCAGCGTGTCAGAGCCGAATAACGAAAATAACGAAAACGATTTTTTCGAGGTTGAAGATGAATTACAATCTCCTAGTGTTCCTATAGAGTCTGCGTTTGAACCTTTAGGTAAATACGCGATTCCTGCACCTGAAGAAGTAGAAAAGAATTTACAGTACGACGAAAGCTCTCAAGAGTACGATATGAAAATGCTTAATGTACTTCAATACGCTAAAGATTTACCTAAGTATTATCCACCTTTAGAAACGGATTTTGATACATCTCAAAATGGTTATTACCAATCTATTGAAAAAGCAATAACTTCTGACGGAGATCAACACAATTTTAGTTGGATTTTAGGTTTAAATAAGCAACAGTTAGATGAGTGGGGAAATTTAGATTCTGGTATGAAACAAAATATAATGAATTACGCTCATGTTCTACAGGCTAACTATGAATTAGAAGAAAGATTACAAACTACTGCAAAAAGAAGAGTAAGCACAGAGTTAAATTCATTAATCAGTGGAAAAAGTATTACTGCTTTTGGTTATGTTCCACCACAAGAAACACTTGACCAAACTAATGAAAGAATAAAATATCTATCAAATCAAGATAATTTCAAT